CTTCCACTTCATGCACATGTCTTTTGCTTGTCTAAGCAGACGATAATGTTTACCAAAAGATAAACATTGTAACATCTGCTTCATGGTGTCTTTATAAGATCCATCGATAGGGAGTAAGTTGATGATATACTCAACCGCTTCAAAAATTGTATCGATGAAGTTATAAAAAATACCTGGTTCGTCACACAACTTTGAATACGTGAATGTTGACATTCTCTTCAAAATCTCATTAAATTGAGATGGTAAAGCGAATGAAATCAAACTGAGCATCAAAGGATCAGGGCCAGACTCACTTTTCCAAGATTTAAAACTGTCATTCAACTTGTTACATTTGCTATGTAAATTGTAAAGACTAAGAATAATAGAAGTAATATCTATCACTGTGAATCTGTCTATGTTTTGTAAACGAAGAACGATCAGGGCGAGATCGATGAACATTGAATAATCAATATTCTTATGAACATGTGCTATAGTATCAGAAAACTGTGTCATCCTCGTTTTAACAATTCTAAAAAGATTGTTCATCTCACCGAGATTGTTATAGGCATCTTTAAAGACATCCAAAAACTCTCGCTTGTTCTTACCGAACAAGACACTTTTGTAAGCAGTTAACAACTGCTTAACACTTTTCCAGGGGAGTTGCTTTCCGATAACTTTAACTTTGACGTCGTCACGAAGTACGAAGCATTTAGCTTCTAACTTCGCGAAAGTTTTCTTAGTTACTTGTCTTATCACTTTCGTTGAAGTGTAAAACAGTAAATAAGTCACGTCATCGTTAGCATTATCATTAGACATGTAGGTCAAACCCGATTGCTTTCCATCGGCCAAGTCATCGCTTTTAGAAGGAGCGAGATCCTCATGTTTAGATTGATTTTTCATGGGCGCGTTACGCATTTCTCTTTCGAGCCATTGGCTATTTTTAATTCAGGCACCACCCTATTCAAAAGGTATAATCAGATTCCGGTTCTACCGCCTATCTGAAGAGCAATCCTGCCGGGGTCGATGAAGGGAATCACCCTAGTCTAAAGCTTTAAAGAACATAGACTAATCTGTTCTCACTGTGTTTAATTAGTAAAATACGCACGAGGCGCAGCATCGCTTGACACAGCCAAAGACGACGCATAGTCAGAAAATGTTGCAACACCAGTATTGAATGGTGAAACTTAAACTTCAAGTCCAGTAGGTGCAACAATGTATCGTAACCTACTGGGGAAAGCCACACAATTAAAACCGGCTCTACCCTCATCTGAACTAGCTGTGAAAATTTCAAAGCATAGTTTAGAGAGAGCAGCTTCGGTGCTAAGTGCAGAGGCTAGATGTTCTCTACGATAACTAATAACTATATAACCAAGATTATCTGGTAAATATAGTTCTTCGGAATTAGGTTGGGCGAGTCTTCCTTTCATGAAGGACCCAACAAACCTATACCGGGAGTAGTTAGGGATTTCGATTTCAATTTCAGTAACATTAGAACTTTGGTAGTCTCCAGTTGTAAACTCTCTAGAAAGAGAGGTAGAAGACATACCAGATTTATAGACTGTTGTAAATTCTTGAGAATTAAGCGGAAAATTAATATCCATTGGACAGTAAGCAGTTTTCTCATTCAAACCATCAATAACCAAGTTAGAAGCTATAGCATTGAGGGAAGGAGTGAAATTAGCTGCTCTAATTCCTATTGATCTATTATAAATAGAGCCTGGCGGAACAAAATAAGCTTTAACATCAGCATTACCAATAATGCGGATCTTAAACTTACCTCCACCTGCATAACCCAGAAACATTTTCTGGATTTCTCCAAGGGAGTTTGAGTCAGGATCAGTAGTTATACCGTACGATAGACCAAGTAATTCTGAAACAGATAGCTGCAAGTAATTGTTTGCTTGCAATTGAGTAGTATCTATTTCAAAAGTCTGTTTAGGGGTTAATCTTCGCATATAATCACGCACACTATAAACTGGTTTAAAGTAGTTAGTGTGTACGGGATCAGACGTGGTTTTCACGTCTTTAGGTTGAAGATCAACTTGTCCGGGAACACTCATAGGAACTTCTGCTGATTCTCTAAAGAATTGTCTATAATTTTCTTGTCTCGTTACTTCTGATTGAACATCTATTCCTGTAGATGCTCTATTCACGGGATCTGTTGTTGGGACGGCGTTAGAAAGGGTCGGAAGGGGTTGTTCGTCAAATCGAGCTCTAAAGTTATTGGTTGAATAACCATAGAATTCAAAGTCATCTCCTGCTGAGAGATACACATTGAAATTAACTTCTTGCGAT